CCGCCTCGATCGGCACCCACTCCACCTTGCCCTTAATGCCGCCGGCTTCGGCAAACATCGCCCAGTTGTCGACCGGGATCAGCTGATTCTCGGCCGCTTGGCTGAACATGCGCTGAATGCCGTCGGCCGACTTGTCGTAAACGCCAACGACCTTCGCCGCGCGCGTGAGCCAGGTGATGCGGGTATTGATTTCGTCGAGCTCGTCGAACTGGTCCTGCGCGAATATGTAATCCGCGCGCGGCATGAAGTTGCTTGAGGTGATGTTCGCCGCCAAGGGCTTCGGGCAGGGGAAGAAGCTCTCAAGCCCGAGCGGGTCTTCCTTCACGTCAAGAATGACTTCGCATCCCTTCGCGAGCCAGTAGACCTTCTTGTCTTCCTTGTTCCAGATCTCAAACACTTCCGCCTTCGACCATACGTCGTGCTTCGGCGTCTGATCGTTTGAGCCGCGCGGCTTGAGCGTACCGAGCGGTACCACCTTCGCGATCTCCTCGCCAAAGCGAGCGACGAGCTGATCTTTCGTCATGTACACGCGGCGCGCGACCCAGCGCACTTCGTCCCAGGTGCGCGCGGGCGACCAGAAGAAATCCTTCCAGTAGATGTAATCGACCGCGGCGTCTTCCTCGACAATCGCCTCGTAGGTCGAGGCGGGCACGAGCTCATCGCCCGTGAGCGGGTCAAGCTCCGCCGGCTGCTCACGCTCTTCGGTCTGCACCTCGTAGCGCAGCCACATCTGCCCGAAGCCTACGATCAACCAGTCCTCGATACCGGTGCGCACCGCGGCGTCCCAGTTCGACACGTTGTCGTCGAACGAGCGGTTGAGCAAACGCTGCACGATCTGCCCGGCCACGCGCGCCTGGTCGTCCTCCGCGTCCAGAAACGAACGCGCCACAGACGCGCGTGGCGGCCGGGCGTACAGCAAGCTCAGCAAAACCTTCATCGTCGACCAGAACAAGTTCACGCGGGCAGTCTCTTCGTGCCACTCGTCGCGCTTGTCCAAGTACCGACGCGTGATCTTGTCCGCGTCCTCGTGGAACTTGCCGAGTTCCTTCTTCGACGCCTCAAGCTCGGCAGACCAACGCTGCGCCATGCCTTGCGGCGTGTCGGCAAAATCATTCGCAGATTCGATGCGGTCTTTTTCTTCCATCACCCTACCCGCCTGCTTTGGCTCGGCCTGCAATCCCAAACGTCGTCAAGGGAGAACTTGTAGTTCATATCCTGACGCGGTGCGATCTTAACATCACCCCTTGACAAATTGGAAGAAATCGGTTTCGCGGCCAGTGCCAAGTAACGAAACGCGTCCGAGGCGTGCGAGTGCTGGTCGTGCTTGGGGCGGTTGCGGTAGGTCTGCGTGCGCTCGTCCCACTCGCGCATGTACCCGCGCAGGTGCTCAAGCCCGTCGTAGGTCGCCTTCTCGTCGAAGAAACACTTCGGCAGCACGATGCGCGCGGCCTCGATGCCGTCCTGCAGCGAGAGCTCCGGCACGATGCGCGGGGTGATCCCGGCGCTTAGGAACTGCTCGATGATCGACTTGCCCGTTTGGAGCGACTTGGCTTTGGCGTCGTGCGGGAGCCAGACTTGCCCGACTTTGTACGGCCGGGCCTTGACCCAGTCGATGTAGTGCCCGATCGCCTGGCCGTCGGCTTCGTAGAAGTCGACGATGCGGTATCCGCCGGGGGTGGTTTGCCATCCCCACCAGCTGCAACTGTCGGTGAACCCCAAGTCGGCAACGAGATCCACTGCAAAATCCGGGTCAATTGCGAATTGACCCACTTGCTCACGCTCATAAAGCTCTCCGATCTGCTTCGCGTAGTACGCACCCGGTACCGCGGCGTCGAAACTCACCTCGTATTCGATCGCGTAGGTCTCTTCGGTCATCTGCGCACGCGCGTCGCGCAGTTCCTCCTCGGGCAAAATCCCAGTCTTGCTCGCCGGCAACTCGAGCAGAACGTGCGTGCCGGCGTTCAGACGCGCCTCTTCGCGCAGTTGCCAGAAAAAATTCTTGCCAGCCGGAGTCCCCGCCCAGATCGCACTCCCTTGACGATCACTGAGAGCCGGTCTCACCACGGAGTACCAGGTGCTCGGGCGCATCTGGCCGACCTCATCGAGCACGACCGCGTCGAGGTAGAGGCCTCGAAGCGAATCTGGGTTGTCACTGCCGCCGCAGTAGATCGTGCTGTGATCGCCTGGGCGGTTGTTGTGGATGGTGATCTTGAGCTCGCTCTCGTTGGGCGGCTTTGCCCAGAGCGGTTTCGTTAAATCCTTCAAATACTGCCAGGCGACCTTCTTCGCCTGCTCGCGAAACGGTGCCAAGTACGCCACCTGCGGCTTCGGGTGCTTGCACTCGAGCGCGCTCACCACGAGATCGGCGCACATCGCGACCGTCTTGCCCGCGCGGCGGTGCGCCACAACGCACGCCCAGCGCGCGGTGCGGTTGTGCAGCGGGACAAATACGTCGCGGGGGCGGTAGGTGTTGATGTCCATTTTTTCTCAACACCCCTTTTTGGGAATGCGGGAGAGGGGGGAGGGGCCCCCTACTCCTCGCCACCCCCCGCCTGCCGATCGATGGGGGGATGGGGGTCGGATTGGGCGCTTTTGGGCGCCTCGAGCGCTGGCTTCGGGTCACTAACCCGAAGGTTGCCGTCCTTTTCCATCGTGATATCAACGACTTGCGCGTCGATCACGTTGTGCTGGGACGCAGATGGGACGAACCCACCCACGTTGCGCCCTTGCAGCCAGGGCAGCTGCACAACTATTGCCCCGTCGACCTGGGCCTGCAGCTGGGCGGGCAGCACCTTGGCGACCATCGTCGCGAAGATCTGCCGGTCTTGTACGCCGCCCTGCGCGCGCTCAACCAGCCAGCCCGCCAGGCCCCGCGGATGGCAGTCACGCGCGGCCATCTCGATGGCATCCTTGATCGTGCGCGTAATGCGATCCTGAGAGCCTTTGGGGCGACCTGGGCCGGGCACGCCCGTCCCTACGCGCGGGCGCTTGGCCGGCACTGGCGGGCTCTCCGTTGGTTTAACGGCTGTTTCTGAAATCTCGGTCGCGACCGCGCTCATGCGTCGCGATACTGCCACCGCGTGGCGGATTCCGCAACACCCGCCGCGCGCGACGTCAGCCGACGAAGATCGCCGCGAGCGCCTCAGCCGCCCACCACCCGAGCTTGCCGAGCTGCCAGGCGTAGTACGCCACGAACCCGACCACGGGCGCCGCCAGTGCGATCGCCCCGAGCGCGACCGCCGTGATCCCGCCCACCTCATCCGCCGTCCAACGCTGCCGCATACCTGCCTCCTGTCCCGGTAGCGTACCACTACCGCCCGACCGCTCCGACAGCCTCGATCGCTCCCCACACCCCTACTAGGTGCGAGCGATCGAGCCCCAAAACCCCCCTTTTGGACCCCTACGCAGGGCCGGTGGCCCCCCACGGGGGGTGGGGGCCACGCCACCGGCCGCCTGCTGCGACTGCTTGCGAGCGCTATGCGATCGCACTGCGATCGAGAGCGATCGAAGGTCACTGCCGCCCATCCGCCTGGTGGTGCTATGTTGCGATTGTCGCAACGCGTGGCGATTGTCTGGTATGGTCGCGTTCATGGACAACCCCAACCCCACCACCATCAGCCCCGCCCGCGTCGCTGCGCTACGCGAGGCGGTCGAGCGCGCCGACACGCTCGCGGTTGTGCAGGCGCGGCTTATCGACAACCAGCAGCTCGTGATTGAGCTGCAAGAGAAGCGCATTCGCGACCTAGAGGCGCGCATTGAAGAGCTCAAATGCAATTACTGACGGAGCACGCATGTACGAAAACATACAGATAACGATGACGATTCTGGCCTTCGCCGGCCTTGCCTGGCTGCTCGCGCGCATGGTGCGCGACGTGTTCTGGCGAGACCGCCCGCGCCCAACCGCGCGCTACGAGCCCGACCGTGCGCAGCTGCGCCGCCTGCAGGCTAAGCGCCGGCTGGCGCTGCGACGCTTAGGCGATCGCTGGGTGCTGCACCCCTCGCGGCCGCACGTCAACTGGGGTACGCGCAATGGATAAGTTCATTGCCATCCGCGGCAGTAATGACCGCGTAACGTCCGAGGCGCACGTCGACGAATTCGACGACGCCAACGAGGCCGTCATGACCTACGCGCAGTTTCTACTCGCGATGGGCTATGCCGTTGAGAGCGTTCGCGATGCGCTCGAGCAGGTGGCGGGTGAGCTCTGACATCGAAGCCGCGCGCGAAGAGAACATGCGCCTGCGCAGGCAGCTGGGCGCGCTGATGGTGCGCCTGTCGGAGGCCGTCGCTGAATCGATGGTGCTGCGCGCCGAGAATCAACGACTGTACGAGGAGATCGAGCGCTTGCGCGCGGTCAAACACTAACCACTGCTCAAGCACAGAGCCCCCCTTTGCGGAGCGCCGCCCCCGTTGTGCTAGGCGGCCTAGATTGCCCTATGTGTTGCGCTTTTCGTTACACCGTGCGAGTCTGACATGCGATATATATCGGTCTGCGCAGGAATTGAAGCCGCCACCGTCGCGTGGCACGGAATGGGCTGGACGCCTGCATGGTTTAGCGAAATCGAACCGTTTCCGAGCGCGGTACTCGCGCACCACTACCCCGAGGTTAGGAACCTCGGCGATATGACCAAGTACGAGGCATGGCCGAATGAACCAGTTGACCTTCTTGTCGGGGGAACCCCCTGCCAATCCTTCAGCGTCGCGGGGCTTCGCAAAGGGCTTGCCGACCCCCGAGGCAATCTCATGCTTACGTTTCTTGCAATCGCTCAACGTCAGCGGCCTAAATGGATTGTCTGGGAAAACGTACCCGGCGTCCTGTCAAGTGGCGGAGGACGGGATTTTGGCACCCTCCTCGGGGCGCTGGGGGAGTTGGGGTATGGGTTCGCCTACAGAGTTCTCGACGCTCAATGGTTCGGAGTGGCCCAGCGCCGCCGCCGTGTGTTCGTTGTCGGATACCTTGGAGACTGGCGCCGTGCCGCAGCGGTTCTTTTTGAGCGCGAAAGCGTGCGCCGGGATACTCCGCCGAGCAGAGAAGCGGGGCAAGGCGTTGCCGCCGCCGCTACGCGATGCTTTGCTGGCAGTCGCCAATCAGACGTAGCCGCCACGCTTGAAACTACCGCGCACGATTATAGCCGCGCGGATGGCTTCAACATGGTCGCGCAGCCGATCGGCTTCGGCGCACAAATGTCGGAGCCGCAGACCGACGTTGATTTGATGCAGACGCTCAATGCTAAGAATCCGATGGCGGTGGCGCAGCCGGTGGCGATCGGACTAGACGAAGAGCAGAACGCTCGCATGGATGGATTCGGAACGCTCAAGGCGCGCACGGAAGGTGGCGGCTTTGAAGGAAGCGTAATGACTCCGGCCATGCAAGTGCGCCGCCTCACGCCCGTGGAGTGCGAGCGCTTGCAAGGCTTCCCCGACAACTACACCAACATCCCGTGGCGCAAGAAACCGGAAGCGCCAGATGGCCCGCGTTACAAGGCGCTCGGCAACAGCATGGCCGTGCCCGTGATGCGCTGGATCGGCCAACGAATTGAAAAGGTGGAAAACCCATGACGCTCTACACGCACTCTGCCCCATTACCCGTTCATCAATACGTCTGGCTACAACCCGACGCGATTGGGAAGCACGACTGGGTGCGCGGCGTCTGGTTTGCGATCGCTTGCTGGCCCGGCCGCGCGTTCGGTTGTCATATCCTGCTCGAGAACGGCGCCGTTTACCGCAACGTGCCACTGCACAAGATCGCGACTGAGAAGGACGCCGACCCGTGGCGCGCGTCAGACGCGCAGACCTGGGACGCATACGGCTGGCAGTTCGCGATGATCGAATACCCGTTCCTGCACGCGATGAATGCTCGCGTAAAGCTGCAAAGCGGCGCCGAGCACGACGGCATGTATGTCTTCACGCTCGTGCCCGTCGGCGACGCGTTCAGCGCCGCGCCCGAGCAGAGCAAAGAGTTCTACTTCGTCGCGCTCGAGAACGGCCGCTATACGTCGCAGCCGACGAACCAGGTATTGATCGACGACCGATCGTTCGTCGACAAGCTCGAGTGGCCTACCAATCTACGACGCCAGCGAGGCTGGTACAGCGCGGAGGATCGGGAATGAGAGAGTTCGACGACTGGGACAAGGAATGGGACGCGCAATCGCACACCGTGACCGAGTACCGCACCGAGATACGCGAGCTGCGTGAGCGAATACTGGGCTATGTATCGCGCATCGAGCAGCTTGAGACAGAGGTGCGCGAGCTGCGCGCGAACGATGCAAGATGGGTGATGGAGCCATGACCCGCGACGACATCATCCGACTGGCGCGGGAGGCTAGTAGCGAGCATGATTATGACTTCCCAAACATTTTTGCGCTTGAACGCTTCGCCGCCCTCGTTGCCGCAGCCGAGCGCGAGGCGTGTGCGAAGGTGTGCGATTCGGAAGTTGAAAAACTGACGCAATGGCATCCACGCGAGGCGAGGGCTGTAGGAGTTTGCGCCGACACCATTCGTGCGAGGGGGAGCAAGTAATGCCAGCCATGGGAACGCCGCCGCCATCACTAAGCGGCATTATCTTTGTGCTGTTTGCAATCCTTCTGCTTATCGCCGCGCCGATTGCCTTGGCGGCATGGTTGCTATGGTTGTTGCCGTGGCAAGCAAGCGCCGCAGCGATTGTGGCGCTTGTGATCGGCTACAAGATCCGAGAAAGAAAAAAGCGCGAGTAGGGCCTCGCGGCCCTACATTGTCGCCTCTTCGCCTGCTGGTGTTAACGCGAGGGCCTTGAAGCCCTTCTTGCCCTTGTTGTCGTATTCCTGCTCAGTGATCAGCCCCTCGCGCTGCATGTCGAACAGTATGCTGAAGAACTCCGCGCGCTGAATACGCGGGAACGCTGGGCTGCCGGCGAGTACCTTGAACGCGTTGTTGTTTGCGGTTGCGGCCATCGACAGCCGCTGCCCGGCACGGATCGCGTAAGCGAGCAGCTTCAAGATCTCTACGCGCTGCGAATTTCGCAACGCTGTCGGCGAAAGCGAGCCCGGTACGGTGCCAAGCAGCCGGAACACCTTCGCCACCTGATCGAACTCGAGGCGGATCTCTTCCTGCAGCGGCCCGAGGTTGCACTTCTCGTGGCGCAGACTGACGACGCGGTCGTTATCGCGCGTCATGGCCCAGCGCGAGCGGGCGGAGTTGTTCCAGGCGGTCGAGCCCGAGAACGTGCTGTTCGTGTCCTGCCCTGCCCCCATGCGCACGCTTGCCTTATCAACGTGCGCGAGCAATAGGATCGCCGCGCCCGAGTGGTGCGCGATCGAATTGAGCGCACGCATGAACCCCCGCACCTCGGCGCGGTCATTCTCGTTGGCGTTAAATACGTCGCTCGCGTTGTCGATCACGACGACGCTTGGCTGGTGCTGCTCGACGACGTCCGAGAGCCACTGCATCCGCGGCGTGACCCCGCCCTCGCGCCACAGCACGCAATCAGACTGCGTGAGATCGTAGGCCACGAGCTTGCCCTCGAGGTCGGCGAGACTGACGCCGAGGTCGCTGCAGATGTTGCCGAGGCGGAAGTGAACCGTGCGCGTCTCGTCTTCGGCCGAGAGCAGCAGCACCTTGCCGTGCAGCGTATCGAGGCCGAGGAAGGTGCGCCCCAGCGCCACCGCCGCTGCGAGCTGTAGAGAGAGATTCGACTTGCCGACGCCACCGTTCGCGGAGAGCAACGTCGTCGTGCGCGCTGGCATCCACCCAGCGAGAGCGAACGTGGCGGGCTCTGGCACGGTCTGCGAAAGCTGCCCCCAGTCGATCGGGGTGAGCTCTGCCGCCGCCGTGGCGGGCTCTGCTTTGGGCCCGAGGTTGATCGTGACGGGCGCAAGCGGCTCGGGGCGGAAGCGCTCTGCGCCTTGCACGAGGCGCGGGATCTCGTTGTAGCGTGCCTGCCAGCGCTCTGAGCGGTCGTGGTCAATCTGGGCCTCCATCAGCCCGCGCAGGTGGTTAACCACCGACCCGCCGGAAGCGCCAGACGCGACGAGCTTGGCCGCTAGCTTCATCAACGGATCGTGATAGCTCACCCCCGTGACAATCGCCTTGACAAGATCGCCGGTTTCAGCATCGCCTGGGGCGTCTGTAACGCGCTGCGTTACACGCGGCACTCGGGAGCGCACTGCGTCAAGGTCTAGCCCGAAGACGCCGAGCGCGTCCTCGAGCGTGAGCTTGTTGCCTGGGTTCCACGACTGCAGCCGCACTGCCGCGCTGCGCCCGCCCTTGCCATTAGTACCCGTCGGTAGTCGGCAATAACGCACCGCATTATTGCCACTTGAATCTGCGCGAATCAGTCGCGCATCCGCCATCGCCTGCATGACGGCGTCGATCAGCCCGGCGTTACGCGTCGCAGGATCTGTTTCATCGAGCAGCACGCCGATCTGGTGATTGCCAGGCGAGGTTTCGATGACGAACGAGGGCGTGCCGTTGAGTTCGGTCGGGTCGGCGTCATCCGCCACGAGCACCGCGAGCGAGTCAAACGCCGACTTGCTACGCCGCGGCCGGCCATCGCCAAGCGCAAGCCGCGCGACGCTGTAGTAATTGTTGTCGTCTGAGCGCTTGTCGATCAGTAGCTGCTGATTCGCAGTGCCGACATACAATTGCCCCGCCCAGGCATCCGCCGCGACCGCGTTCGGGTCGCCGCGAAAGCTCGCGATCCAGCCGTGCCGCCCCGAATCGAGGGGGCCGTACACCGCGGAAAGAAATTCCGAATTGCTCACCATCCCCGCCCCCGCAGGTTATTTGTCGAAGGTCACGAAGTCGCGCAGGGCGAGCTTGACGCGTTCCTTTTTGGCATGGGCAATGAGCGCCGGCCAGTGACGCTGCGGGATGCTGCCACCCGTGCCTCGCCGCTCGGCGGGCATCATCCACCGCGAGACGGCGGACGGATTAAGTTGCAGCACGCGGGCCGTGGCGCGGACGCCGCCGAGCTTGGCGATCACCTCGCGGGCGGGGGAGAGTTGTGTGTGGGTCATTTGTTGCTCTTGTGTTCTGTTAAGTTGCACCGATTGGCCGAAGGTGCTTTAATGTTGCGCAATTGTCAACACCACGCCGAACAACGCAACGAGGCAAACATGAAAGCTCACAAAGTGAACACCACCTGGTTCAAGGACCGGCTGGCCGAGCGCGACTTGTCCATCCGGCGTCTGGCCAAGCTGCTCGAGCTCGACCCGTCGGCGGTTTCGCTGATGCTGCGCGGTAAGCGCACGATGACCGCTGACGAGGCCAACCGCATCTCTGGCCTGCTCACGATTCCTGTCACAGAAGTTCTGGCGCAGGCGGGCGTGCCGATCGACGCCGACGCGCGGCAAATGCCGATCAAGGCATACGTCGACAGCCGCGGCGTGCTTACGCCGATCACGTCAAAGAATACGCGCAAAATGGCTGCGCCGCGCGACGTGCCTGCCAATGGACTCGCGGTGCAGATCCGCGCGCCAGAGCTCTCGCAGGACGGATGGGTATTTTTTGCGGGCGCGTTCGATACGCGCGTTGCTGCGCTGATCGACAGAATGTGTGTTGTCGATGTGCGCGGCGATGGGCACCGCGTCGGCACACTCAAGCGCGGCTACGACGAGGGGCGCTTTAACCTGGTGCCGTTCACGGCAGGCCCTGCTGCAGAGAACATCGAAGTCAAGGCCGCAGCGCCGGTGCTGTGGATTCGCCCGGTGTAACCGGGTCCTTTACACTAGGTGTTGCGAATATCTCATTAGGCTGCTATCTTCACCCCGCCCCCACCACGGAGCAAACAAAAATGAACGTCGAAACACTCGCCGCGGAATGGCTCGCCGCGAAGCGTGCAGAACTCGAAGCCAACACCCGCCGCCTGGACATCGAGAAGGAACTGCTCAAGCTCGTTCCCTCGCTCGAGGAGGGCTCCCAGTCGACCGTGCTCGGTAATGGCTGGAAGCTCAAGACGACCGGCAAGCTGACCTACAAGGCCGAGATCGACAAGCTGCTCGCGCTCTGCGCGGCGTGGCCTGCCGAGGCTAAGCCCGTCAAGACTAAGGTCGAGGCGGACGAGTCGCTGCTCAAGGCGATTCGGCACGACCGGCCCGACCTTTGGCGCCAGATCGCCCCCGCGATCACCGTCAAGCCGGCCAAGACCTACATCGTGATTGAGGAGGTGTCGAGTGGCATTTGACCTAAAGTCGATCAAAAAGAACAACGCGCTCGCCGCGCCGAGAGTTCTAGTCTACGGCGTCGAGGGCATTGGCAAGTCGACGTTCGCAGCCGGCGCCCCGTCGCCGATCTTTATCCAGACCGAGGACGGCCTCGGCTCACTCGCGGTCGATCACTTCCCGATCGCGACGAAAGCCGGGGACGTGCTGGATGCGATCGCGGCGTTGCATGAACCCGATCACGGTTTCCAGACGGTTGTCATCGATAGCCTTGATTGGCTAGAGACGCTGATCTGGCGTGACA